AAAACCAATAAAACTAAAGTACATTCCCATAAACATTAATAAAATAAACTGATAGATTAACAAATTGCTAAATGGCAATCTAAAAAATATGGTTGCAACTAAAGTTACTACCGCAAAAATCAATCCGTTCAACAAGACCTGAACTAAACTTTGACTCAAAAGATAATTAACTATGCTATAATTTGAAAAACTTGATTCTAATTTATAAAACTCTATTTCCGAAGAAATCCTTTTACTAAATGTCGCCAAACTGTTCCCAATTACACCGATAAATACCGCAATACTCAATAAGATATTTGGCATCATATCCCCTTGAAGATTATTCAAAATCATATACCATGTAACTGGAATAAATAAAGTAAAAAGAATAAAACGTTTATTTCTCAATACTTGTTTAAATTGAATAAGACTAATCATGTTTTTCCTCCAATTTGTAATTTTCTAGTGACAATGCCATCAAATCCCCTTGAAAGTTCCCATAAAAGAACTCAACTTGGTCATTATAGGCATATCTAGCACGTTCTAGGATCAGTTCTCTCACTCGTTTATCGGTAGAGTCCTTACTACCGACCAGACTGAGGATTGCTGACTCAGAACTTTCTAACATTTTAGAGAGGTTGTTGTCCTCTCCAGTATGAAAAATCCTCATCCGCTCCTTAAAAGATTTAAGGAGTGGATGAAGTTGTTCTTCCTTATCCATGGTTTAGTACCTAGACTATGCTTGAGGGAGTTTCAATTCCCAAACTGCAGCAGCCTTTTCATCATGAGCCTTACCGTAAGCGAATTGCTTAGCAGTATAAAGGTTCAGGTCTTCCAAAGCATAGGTTTCTGTGTAACGACCAAGTGAAATACCACCACCGACAAAGGCGTCGTAGCGACCTTTGACAAATGTAGTGACTTTACCAGCTGTCTGTGCCACGGATTCTACCAAGATAATGTTGAATGGCATTGCAGTGATGTAGGTTCCTTGAGCGTTCAATGAAGTGTATTGTTTCTTCACATCCCAAGCATCGGCTGTATTAACAACCATTACAAGATTGCCTTCGACTGCAACTGGAGTAGTGCCATCAGCTTTAGTTGAGTGGTATTTACATACTTTTGTCAATTCTTTGACTACGGTTGCTGAGTCAGCAAAAGTCAGCTTAGTAGTTTGAGCTGTTTTTTCATCATGAGTTGTATGATCACCTGAAACAGTTCCTGTAAGGGTACGAGAAAGACCGATAGGTTTGTTGTCTCCATCACCGTTCAAGTAACCAGCTTCAAGTGCGACTGCATAGGCTTCTGTGATTTGAACAGAGATGAATTTCGCCAACCAAGCTGGCCCAAATTTTTCAGCATCTTTTGGAATTACAACAAAAGCAGTCAATTTATGTTGGATTGCTTCTTCTTCGTTGAATTTTTGTTTGAGTTGCCCTTGGATTTCTCCATTGATTTTCCCCCAAACAGCTTGACCTGTTTGCTCTGATTTGAGGAATTTCAAGCGGATACCAGCATTTTTAAGGCCAATGTGTTGAAGAAGTGGGCGAGATTGTACCAGATCTTCAAAGATATGGTCAATAATTTCTTGTGGGATGAACTTCTCAATCCCTTGAGGTGCTGCCTTTTCAATATTGTTGAAGAACTCACGAGCTTCAGCGGTCAGCTTAGCATCATATGGATTCAAGGCCGAAACCTCTTCACGGGCAGCATCACGGGCTTGAGCCATCATTTCATTGGTCATGGACTCGATCATGTCATTGTATAGCTTCGCTTGTTCTTCTTGAGGAGCGCCATTTGTAACGGCATCCAAAAATGCCTGACGTTGTTTTTCAAATTGATTAGATAATTTCATTGTCATTCTGTTTTTTCCTTTCTTAAAACATAAAAAGACCGAACCCTTTAGGGACAGCCTTGTCTGTGTTATTTTCTGGACTTTCTGGAAAATTGAATTTCTTCTGTAGAAATTCGCTATTTTCAAAAGCCTCTTTGTCGATTTGTATATCTGGTAGTTTAGCTTCTAGCTTTTCAGCTACCAGTTCTGCGAGTTTATCAATGTCTAGAGTCATTGCTGACCTCATTTTCTCAATAAAATCACTTGGGATCATAGGAGTTTCACTCGCTACCAGAGTCGGAGCAACTTCATTTGTAAACATAATCTTGTCTACAAATCCATGATTCAAAGCTGATTCAGCATCAAACCAAGTAGTCTTGTTCATCAATCCAAGCAAGTCATCAAGAGCCTTACCAGTCTTATGAACATAGGCACTAGCAATCGATTTGTTAAACCCTTCTAGTACCCCAGCTTCATGAAGCAGAGTGTTATGGTCTCCATTTACTTGAGTTGAGACATTGTGGATCATGATTTGGGCAGTCGGACTGATTTCAACCGTATCTCCTGCCATTGCAATCACGCTTGCTGCGCTTGCTGCAATGCCGACAATCTTCACGGTCACGTCGCCAGGATACGAGCGTAGAGCAGTATAGATTTCACTACCAGCATAGACATCTCCTCCGCCTGAATTGATATGAACCTCAATCGGTTCGCCACTTTCAGGAAGTACGACATCTTTCGGAGCTGTTGCATCCCACTCAAGCCAATCGTAAAGCCATCTGTCATTGTTTGATACAATCGTACCCTTAATCGGAATTACCTTCATCTTTTTTCTCACCTCCTTTCTCTAATTGTTCACCAAGTTGATAGTTTTTGGTGATGAGGAATTTATCGCCACCAGGGACAGATTCTAAGCCGAGTTCAGAGCGCACCTCGTTTCGAGTCATCGCTCCAGAAGAAATAAGCTTATCAATGTTTTCAGCAAGTGCAAACTTATCTTTCTGACCTTCGCCGATGATTACAAATAGATTATTGCGCTCATATTGCCGTCTTGACACTAAAGCGAAATTAAGCCCATCACTCATTTTCTTAACGAGTGATTGGTAACAATAACTATTGAACATCTTTTGGCTATTTTCCAGATTGGCCATATCGCCATGACTTAAAGCTGTTGGAATCCCTAAGACGTCAGCGACCTCATCATCAAATTGCCGACGAAGTTTCTTCAACTCATCAACAGAAATATTTGAAGTTCCTGTTGTGTTCGTATGCTCGGAATATTCCATTCCGTCCTGAGCTGGAACAATGGCAATCGTTTTAGTGCTAAATGATTTAAAGAGTCCATCAGCATATGATTGGAGTTTATCACGCATCTGCTTATCAAAACTCCCATTGTTTTTGGTTTTCAGAGTTCCTCTGATTTGATTATTCCTAGCCAAGGCCTCGACCAAACGAGTGTGCAACTTCTCGTAATCAGCAAATAAGTCAGAAATGTAATCTTGCAGTCGGTTATTGTTGTACTGTAAGAAAATGACTTCACTCATCCGAAAACGCTTCTCAAAGGTATATCCTCTACAAGTTACAAACTCAAACACATCATCATAAACAGCATATTTAGTCCGTGTGTAAGAGTCAGCAACAAGCAACTGGTCATCAGTTGTAAGAAAGATTAGGACCTCATTCTTAGTGATCAACCGATAGACGACCTTTTGCCAAAAATCTGACGCTGATTCGTTCTTGTTAGGCCTTACATTCAGCAAGTAGTCCCAATCAGAAGACTTAGCTTTGCCGTTTTCTTGATACTTAAATGCTGACTTAGCAAAAATCCGAGCGATGAACTCGGCTGACTTATCAATTGCTAAGCTTTTGAGTTGCAGATTTCCAAACATCCGCTCAAGATCCTCGAACTCAAACCCAACCTCTGGCACTTCACGCTTAAATAAATTCAGTAACCCCAATGCACTTCCTCCTTTCTTTTAATTTCTGCCGACCACCCACCCAAAATTTATACTTAGATTAAAATTCCCAACTATCAATCATATCTAGGAATTCCCCAACATTTGACTCTTGCACTAGTTCCCTCTTGTAAAGAGCAGCTATCAAAGCATGGAAACCATCCGTCTTTCTTCTGACAGGTTCTTTCTTCAAGAAACGCTTATTGCCATCCTTATCCTCTTTGACGTAGGTATTATCTGTATACCAAATCATAGAGTTATCACCCTCAAAGATAAAACGCTCATTTGCAAATCCATCTTCAATAATTGGCGCAACCTTGGATTGGATAGCACCTGGATTTCTCAAGAACTCATATTCAAACCCAGTCTCTTCCAAAAGCGGTTTTAACAAATCCATTCTAAAACCATCGGCACATACAAGCTCAATCTGATAAAGATTTCTCCATTCTTCCAGCTTGGCTATCAAAAGTCTAGGATCAATACTCGGACCATCAACGATTGTAAAAAGACCTTTTTCAGCCCATTCTTCAATAGGCGCTTTTAGCTTGAAAACTTTCAAAAATGATTTTCGCGCAAATGAATGTTGCTTCCAGATGAACTCATCACCATTTTTAAATAGCAAACCAACGCTTGCAAAGTCTCGGATACTCGCATAGTCAAACCCAGCCACACATGACCGACCTTTCAAGTCGATACCAGGAGACCGTAAACAAGCAACTAACTTTTCTCGAGAAGTAACATCTTTCTCAAGGTCCGCTTCTGGAAGATTCATCCGTTTTGTCATGAACTCCTGACGGCCAGACGGTTCCAACTCAAGGTCATCATAGTCAGCCTTAGTTCTTGCAAGTAGCCTCTTAGCGTAAGGAGTGCTTTCATCCAACATCGGATTTGCTTTCGACCAGTTTTTCATGTCGTCCACTTCATCCGCATTGTCAAGCTTGCAGATGAAAGGGAAAAGCCTGAAATCGTCAACCTCTCCATTCAAGATTTGCATAGATTTCTCTATCAGCTTGTCATAGAATCCCTCACGCACATATCCATTCGTCCCGTTGTAGAATGTTCGAGCATGAGCAATCTTACCAAGACCAGACCGTTGGACCTTCACTGCCTTATCATCTTCAAATTGGTGAATCTCATCAAACTCAAGACAGCCATCACGAGCGGAGTCCATAGTCTTCGGATTGTTCGTCCGAAAAGAAAAGACCGAGTTATTCGCTCGACCTGTGATAGACATTTTAGTTAGATAGAAATGGTCCTCAAGACCACGCCTTTGGATAGTCTCATAAACCTCCTCAAAGGAAACCTTACCCTGTTTCTCAGAGTTTGCAGTGATAGTCACATCATAATCTCTGATAGGGTAGATAGGACTAATAAAGAACGAGGACCTGGCAGACATAAAACCATTCTTACCACCCCCACGAGCCAAAGTATATAGATGCTCGTCAAAGTGTGGCTCCCCGTCCTCTTTCCTAAAAAGAAAAATGAACGGGGTCAAGAAAAGCTGGTATTTCGCTAGAGGAAAAAAGTTCTTTTCCGTAAACCGAATGAATTTCTCAATCAGATCATTATCAAAATATAAATCATCGCGAGGATAGATTTTCTCTTTGATGATTTTAAACAGCAACTTTCTTTCTTCGTTGACGACGATTTCTCCACTCTCTGCCATTTTGATGTAGTCATCAATCAACGGATGAGAAATCATAACAGATCACTTCCAGACGTCGGTTTCTCAACAGGAGAATTTTCAACCTCGAAATCAAACGAGCGCTCAATCGCCAAAAGCTGATTGCTGGTTGTGTTAATTTCCTTGATGAGAGAATTCGCTTTTTGGAATCTCTGTTGCCCATTGTGAACAGTGATGACCAATCCGTCTTCATGAAGTTTGGCTTTCAGCTCATAGAGTAGCCTGACGAGATAAAGATAACGATTCACTTTTTCGTACTGGATCGCATCCTTTTTTCTAGGACTAAAATAGCCGATTTTAGAAAGTAGCTGATTTTCTAATTCTTTTATATTTTTTTCTGAGTATTCTTCCATTACCCCCCACCCCTTTTAATTTTTCGTTAAAAATTTGGACAGTTGACCCCTCCCACCGGTTCCCAAAACCTTAAAAAGACTCGATTTTTTTGACCGGGGGGTGTTATTCTCCCCAAAATTCATCAGTCCTGAAATTCTTTTCTTGCATTTTTTTTGATTTTCGGAACTGAAAGCGATTGTGTCTTTTATTGTGACACTCCTTGCATAATGTTCTAAGATTGTCTAAGTCAAGAGCGAACTCTGGATAGAACTCTAGCTCCTTGATATGGTCAACCTCAAGGTTCTCTGTTGTAACTTTGCCTTCTTCTCTGCACCAAACACATTCGTAGTGATCACGTTCAAGTGCAAACTTACGAAGCTCTCTCCATTCGCTGGAATTATAAAACTCTGTTCGGTCTGCTCTAGTTCCTACTTCTATTTTCAAAAGATTATCCTCTTGATTTCCAAAAGTGATTCAGCAAAATTGTCAGTGCTAATTAAAGTTTGGTTTGCTAGTTTTTGAAATCGAATAATAGATTCTTCAATTTGAGAATTAAAAAAGTATTCTCTGTTATCTTTATCTTTTATCTTGAGAATCAATCCTCGTATTAGACCTAACATACTTTTGTAAACCTCGCTGTTTTTACTCTCTCAATTCCTTGTTTTACATATTCTAGTGAATTCGCTACATGAGTTTTAATTCAGATTTATCAAGCGTTTATCTTGCAAGTGCGAAATGAAATCATCATAACCTCAAAACAATGAATTGATATTAAAATAAAAAAATTAAAAGCCTTGAAACTTCGTCATGGCTCGGTCTTGTGAATCTTGGTTTTTGCCTATGTATCTCAGTGAAATACTCTGGCTTGAGTGGTTCAGTAGGTCCATTATCAGAGCGACATCCTTGGTTTGTTCGTACATGAATAAGCCAAAGGTCTTCCTCATCGAGTGAGTAGCTATGTTTTCTAGACCGACTTCTTCAGCAGCTTTCTTTATGATCTTGTAAGCTGTGTTAGGTTTTATATGCTGATGCTTTCCGTTTCGGCTTGGAAAGAGGAAGTCTTCATCTTTCTTATCTTTGATGTACTGTCTCATAGCATTCTTGAATTTCTTTGGCATCTTTCGTTTGGTTGGCTTGTCTGTCTTTTCATCGACGATCTGGACATGCCAACCTTTAACGTGTTTTACCTTCAGTTTAACTATATCACCAATACGAAATCCCAAATTAACACCAGAAAGGAAGAGCATGAGGTTGCGTTGTCTATCTGACTCTTTGACTGCGCTATGTAACGTCAGCCATTCAATCATAAGCTGAACATCATCTCTATTTCTGATTGGTTCAACAACTACCACATATCCTCACCTCCTTTTTATTGCACAAAAAAAGCAGAGGTTTTCTCTCTGCTATTCTTCATGATACTAATTTACCACATTAAAATTATCATTTGCTATCATTCTTATCATACATTTTAGATAATTTTAGTAACGCTTTATGTTTTGCTCGCTGGATGGTTGCAGGACTACAATTTAGTTTGATTTGAACCTCTTTCCAGGAGAGGCCATCAATATACAGTAATCGCATCACGATGTTTTCCACTGGATCATCGAGTGACTCAATCGCTTGAACGAGTTCGTCACGTTCGTGGTACATTTGTTTGATTTCTTTATATAGCTGTTCTGATTTGTCAATGATCAACACATTCAATTCTTCAGTTTGATTCTTGTTACTTTTTGATTTTGGCATGCTGTCGAACTGCTGCCCTCGTAAAATACCTGACTTCAAACTGATGATTTCTTGGTGCTTTGACTTCGCTTTGATATCGATATAAGGCAGAGCCTTCAGTCTTTTTTTAATATCTATCGCCAAACCTTACCTCCTATGTATCTTTTGGTTTTAACCCACTTGATAATCTTACCTTCGTTATTGTTACAGAGAGACATAGGTCCTCTCTAAGTTCTTTCAATCTTAGCTGCATCTTTCAAATCTCCTTGCGTATTTCAAATAATCTTTCCATCAAAGACTAAAGTGATCGTACCTGTTCCATCTTGATGCTTAGATACTAGAGCTTGACAATCTGAGCCGAGCTCGATTCCTTCAATCGTGATGCTTCGTTTCATGTTGTTGACGTTGATGATTGCTCCGTTTGATGTTTTAATCCTCATTCTCAACCTCCAACAAATTTTTATTTTCGTAGATGTTCCCAATTACTTTGTAATAATACGGTAGGAATCTCTTTGCGATGTCAATCCGATAGGTACGACTTAGACCGTCACCATACCAGCGACCTTTGTCTTTATCATACTTGACAATAAAGGTATATTCTGTCTGTATCTGATGATGTAAGATATCACCTTCAAAAACTTCTGTACCTTCCTTGTCACAAAGGCCTGTTGATTGCATTAGGTATTCATCATCAATCGACCATCCTTTTAAATTGTTACAGGTAAGCTTTTTGCTATCATTCGCATAGACATTGCCATTCCAGATAATCAATTCATCATTAGTAAACATCTTTTGTCCGTGCTTGTCCCACGCTCTAAATCTTGGAATCATCTGGCAAATCCTCCTCTTTCACAAATGAACCATCAATCCAGCGACCTTTACGGTCTTTGATTTCCTGGTATGCTAGTTCAAAGCATTCATCGA